CAACTATGATCTGATATTCAGGCGTTTATATTTCGCTCATATAACCGGGTTTACCCTGATGCTTGATGAAAGTTCCATTATTCAAAACGAAACCGCTAAACGGTCAAAATTTATCCTGAAAATGCAGCCTGAAAATGTGATTTTGCTATCCGGTACACCAACAGCCGGGAAGTATGAAAAACTGTGGTCGCAGCTTCGCTTGCTTGGCTGGAATATCAGCAAAGACCTTTTTTACAAACAGTATGTTGAAACGGAATGGATTGAAGATCCGGGCAGCGGGTTCAGAATCCCCCATGTAGTAGGTTATAAAAATGTTGATCGGCTGAAAAAGAAACTTGCTGAACACGGAGCAATCTTTATGAAATCGGAAGAAGTTTTTGATCTTCCCGAACAGATGATAATTCCAATTCATTCTAAACCAACGAAAGAATATCGGAAGTTTATGCGGGATGCAGTTATCGCCATTGAAGGGCATGAATTCATAGGCGACACGATCCTTGCAAAGCGGATTTATTCCCGTATGCTGTGCAGCTACTTAAACCGGGAACGGGTTGCAGCCTTTAAGGATTTGGTGCAATCAACAGAAGATCGCTTGATTGTGTTCTACAATTTCAATGAAGAATTGAACATCATGCAAGCCGCCCTTGATGAATTGGAACGTCCCTTTTCGGTGGTGAACGGGGAAACAAAAGATTTAACCGCCTATAAAAAACATGGAGATTCAATCACTTTTGTTCAGTATCAGGCGGGAGCTATGGGGCTGAATTTGCAGAAGTCAAACAAAATCATTTACTTTTCACTAACAGATAGAAGTGAGCTGTTTGAACAGAGCAAAAAACGGATTCACAGGATAGGGCAGGAAAAACCTTGTTTCTACTATCTGATGATCTGCCCTGGGACGATTGAAGAAGATATTCTTCACACTTTGGAACTACGAAAGGACTATACAGATGAACTATTCAAGAAATATCAAGAAAGTTTCGATTGGTAGGCGAGTTATAATTTCATGGTTATTGGTGGCAATTTTCTTTTCCTTTATAGGATTCGGTATAGGGGCGATTTGTTTCAGAGGTAACGGCAGCTCTGAACAGCTCGAACCTGAAAACATCCAAAAGGAAGTTCTGATTTTTGTACGCCCTGACGGGATAATTTTTGAAGGTGAAATGCCCGATGAATGGACAAACAGGGATTTGAACTTTGTGCCGCTGGATGTGCCTATGGATGAAAGCTTGCAGGAATTTGTTTTCTACTTATCACAAGCCTATGAAATGGATTTTACTCTTGTAATGGCGGTGATCCAGCAGGAAAGCGGCTATAACCCGGATATAATCAGCGCAACCGATGATTACGGGCTGATGCAGATTAACAAAATCAACCATTCATATTTGCATGAACAGCTTGGAATTACTGATTTTACCGAACCATATGGCAACATCCGGGCAGGAATGTTCATACTGCGGAAGCTGTTTGAAAAATACGAAACCCCTGAAAAAGTGCTGATGGCGTACAACATAGGTGAAAACGGTGCTTCTCAGTTATGGGAACAGGGTATTTTTGAAAGTAACTTTTCAAAATCAGTTTTACAAATTCAGCAAGATTTGAACGCAGAGTTAGAAGGGAGAGCAAACAATGATTAAGTGTAAACAGGCAATGGAAAGTTCAGCTTGCGGCAAGGTGTGTTGCTGCTTGGAGTGTGAGGAGCGGAAAAGCTGCAAGGATATTTGCACCGAACTTTCCCCGTATTGTGAAGATGCCTTTACAGAGGAAACCGCCCTTGCAACCATGCAGACGGAAGCAGCGGCGATTATCAAGAGCATTGCAGCCCTGGCCTTGCAGAAGAAGCAGATTGAAGAACGGGAAAAGGAAATGCGGGTTCAGCTTATGGCGGCAATGGAAAAGTACGGGGTGAAATCATTTGAAAATGAGGATGTAAAGTTCATCTATGTTGCAGCGACAACCCGAACCACGATTGACAGCACAAAGTTGAAGAAAGATTTGCCGGAGGTTGCTGCAAAGTATTCCAAAACAAGCAATGTTTCCGCTTTCGTCAAAATTACGGTGAAGTGATGGCAGAAGAAAAATTATTTGAAGGGCAGATCAAAAAATATTTCCATTCGGTTGGTATCTACCCGGCAGGATTTCCGGCAGACCGAATGAACGCTCCTATGATTGGATGGTACACCAAAATTTGGGGCGGTGGCTTTCAGAAATCCGGCATACCTGATATTTTGGCTTGCGTAAATGGCGTAATGCTGGCAATAGAAGTTAAGGCTTCCAGCGGCAGACCTTCCGAATTGCAAAAGCTGAATATCAGCCGGATCAATAGATCAGGGGGAATTGGGGTGTTCCTTTACCCGGCAGGGTTTGAACAGTTCAAGGAACTTGTGAAAGGGGTGATAAATTGCGGTATTCACATTCAAGAGTTGATTGCTTTGAAAAATGCAAACGCAAGTTCAAAATGCGTTATCTTCAAGGGTTGACAACAATTCCGGCAACCGAACCTGACAACGCTCTTATTTTGGGGCAGGCGGTTCATACCGGGATTGAAAAGAGCCTTGAAGAAGCAATCAGGGAATATTGTTTCAGCTTACCGATTATAACGGATGAACATATAAACGAGATAATCAAGTTTGAAACGGTGATCCCGCTGGCAAGGGCGGCAATCCCGCCCGGTGGCCAATTTGAGTTTGAAATCAAGGATAACGATTTTCACGGGTTTATTGATTACCTTATACCTGCCCGAACCGAACAGAAGCTAAACGGGGAAAATCAAGAAATACCTGATATGTTTGACCTTTATGATTTCAAATATTCAAACAATGTTTCGAGTTACAAAAAATCGGGGCAGCTTCACGAATACAAATACTTTTTCGAGATGAACAATCCCGGAAAAAAGATTCGGAATATGTATTTGGTGTTCATTCCCAAAGTTACAATCCGGCAGAAGAAAACGGAAACTCTAACTGAATTTAGGCGGCGTCTGAAAGAAGAACTTTCCGGGGTGGAAATCAAAACGGTTCAAATTGGGTTTGATCCTGAAAAAGTGATAGATTTCCTCTTGGGAATAAAAGCGGTAAATGAGGAAACAGAGTTTCCGCAAGAAAAAAGTTATCTTTGTAGGTATTGCGAATTTCAAGAATATTGTGAGAAAGGAAATGATTACATGATTAAATTACCAGAAAACAAAAGAAGAAACATTGAAGCAGTTAAAAAGCGTGTACTTTGGATTTATGGTGTGCCGTTTTGCGGTAAAACCACCTTTGCAAACAGTTTCCCTGATCCGCTGATGCTGAATACAGATGGCAATATCAAGTTTGTGGATGCCCCGTATATCCGCATTAAGGATGAAGTGAGGGTTGAGGGCAGACAGACGAAAAGAACCCTTGCTTGGGATATGTTCAAGGACACAATCTCCGAATTGGAAAAGAAAGAAAACACCTTCCGCACGATCATTGTTGATTTGCTGGAAGATTTGTATGAACATTGCCGGCTTTATATGTATCAGCAGATGAGTATTACCCATGAATCGGATGATTCCTTCCGTGCGTGGGACAAGGTGCGGAGTGAGTTTCTGAACACGCTGAAACGTCTGATGAATTTGGACTATGAAAACATTATCCTGATTTCACATGAGGACACCACCAAGGATATTACCCGTAAGGGCGGCGATAAAATCACAGCGATTAAACCGAACTTGCAGGAAAAGGTTGCAAATAAGGTTGCCGGAATGGTGGATGTGGTTGCCCGCATTGTGGCAGACGGAGAAACCCGTACATTCTCTTTTAAGTCGAATGAAGTTGTTTTCGGCGGTGGACGTTTGAGGGTAAACGCAAAGGATATTCCTCTTGATGTTAAAGCCTTGTTTACCGTTTACGATGAAGCGAATAAAAACGTCGCTTCTAGCGCGGTAGATACCGCAGCTTCGGCAAAGGAAGGAAGAAGCGGAAGGAAAAGAATAGAAGACACTGCCATAACCACAGATAAGCCGCAGGACAGCCCGAAAGAGGAACAGCCTACAACTGATACCACTGAACCCGAAAGCCCGCAGGAAATCCCTGAAACAGCAGCCGAGCCGCAGCTTGAAAAGGAAGCTGAACAGCCAGCCCCGGCAGAGAAAATCCCGGCTGACAGTGCTATGAATCCCCCGGAAGCAGCGGCAGAGGAAAAGCCCCGCCGCAAGCGTAAAGTGAGAGAGTGAAGAAAGGACAGGTGCAGAAAATGAATAATCCCTTTGGTATTCCCGATGAAGTGTTCAATTTTGCATTGAAGTATGCAATGGAACACCAAAATAAAATGACAAAAAGCCACCGGCCGGAAAACCCCTTCAATATTGATCCGGTGGATATGGCAAAGAAATCCGCTTCTATGGCAAAGCAGCTTTATGATGCCTATGTTGAGGCAGGTTTTACAACAGAACAGGCGTTTGAATTGGTTAAGGGTATCTTGACCATAAAGAAAAACTAAAAACAGAAAGGTTAAACGGTGAAAAATTATGGCTAATATTTGGGATGAATTTGACAAGGCGATCGACACGGAAGGGTTGGCAAAGGATGTTGAGGAAGCAGCCGAAAACGGCGGGCGGCGTGAAGTTCCGCATGATACTTATGAAGTGGCTATTACAAAATTGGAATTAGCGAAATCCAAAAAGGGCGATCCGATGGTTACCTGCTGGATGAAGATCGTTGCGGGCGAGTATAAGAACAGCATGATCTTTATGAATCAGGTGGTTACACAGGGCTTTCAGATTCACATTGCCAATGAATTCATGCGGGCGTTGGTTGCGGAAATGGAAAACCCGATTGACGTTCAGTTTAAGACCTATAAACAATACGGTAATATGATCATGGATATTGCGGAAGCCATTGATAACAACTTCGAGTACCAGCTTGATTACAGAGTAAACAGCAAGGGCTACAACGAATTTGAGATCAAGGAAGTTTATGTTCTTGAAGATTAAACGCAGAGCCACGGGGCAGCAATGCCCCGGTAATGCGGGGGAACGGTGGCAACCCCGTTCAGAATGGAAAAAGGAGTGAAAAGGTGCTGTTTTATGATTTTGAAGTTTTTGCCTATGATTGGCTTGTTGTAGTAATGGATACGAGCAACAAGAAAACCCATGTGATAATCAATTCACCGGAAGAACTTGAAGCCTTATATAAGACAAATATGAAAGAAATATGGTGTGGTTTTAATAGCCGTCATTACGATCAGTATATTTTGAAAGCTATTCTTTGCGGGTTCGATCCTAAAAGAGTGAATGATTATATCATTATGAAAGGAAAACCCGGCTGGAAATTCAGCAGCCTTTTCAGAAAATTCCCACTTTGGAACTATGATGTAATGCTTGGTACCGATGTAGGTTTGAAATCCTTTGAGGGGTTCATGGGTAACAATATAAAAGAAACTTCTGTTCCTTTCAACATTGACCGCAAATTGACAGATGAAGAAATTGTCGAAACAGTGAAGTATTGCAAACACGATGTTGAACAGACAATACAAGTGTTCCTAAGACGGACAGAAGAATTTAATACCATGATGTATTTCATAAAACATTTCGGTTTAAGCATGGACAGCATTTCAAAAACCAAAGCCCAGCTTGCCGCTGAAATTTTGGGCGGTAACAGAAAAGGGGCGAATTTCCGGGATGAATTTAATTTTCCGATTCTTGATTGTTTGCAGTTGAAAAAATACAAGCACATTGCGGATTGGTACGCCAACCCTGAAAATCACGATTACAACAAGAAACAGAGTAAACAGATCGTGGCGGGTGTTGAACACACTTTTGCATGGGGCGGCGGGCATGGCGCAAGACTGAAATATTCGGCTTCCGGTGTGTTTCTGATTATTGATGTAACCGCTTACTACCCTTCCTTACAAAAGAAATATCATTTTGGATATAGGGTGATGGATCACCCTGAAAACTTCGAGTTTATCCACGATAGCAACATTGAGTTCAAGCGGAAGGGTGATAAGAAAGCCCGCCAGCCCTTTAAAATTATGGATAACGCTATTTCCGGTCAGATGAAACAGAAATCTTCTGCATTGTATGATCCTATGAGTAATAACAGCATTTGCATAAACGGGCAGTTGCTTTTGCTGGATTTGGTTGAACATATCGAACCGTATTGTGAACTTATACAAAACAACACTGACGGTATAATTGTAAAGCTAAAAGACTACGAACACGATTTTGATATTTTGGATGATATTGTGTATGAATGGGAACTGCGAACCGGGATGAAAATGGATTTTGATACCTTTATAGGCACGATTTACCAAAAAGATGTGAACAACTACCTGCTGATTGACAGGCAGACCGGGGCGATAAAGGCAAAAGGCGGCTATGTAATGAAGCTGAATGATTTAAGCTATAATTTGCCAATTATCAACAAAG